CGCCCATGTTTCACCACGGCATCTCTGTCACTGAGGCGGCAAGCGCCAGCCGCACCCTGCGCACCGTCGCCACCGCGATCATCGGCCTGGTCGCGACCGCGCCGGCCGCGCAGGCCGACGCCTTCCCGCTCAACACCCCGGTGCTCGTGACCGACATCGAGGCGGCGATCATCGCGGCCGGCAACACCGGTACGCTTCGCGCGGCGCTCGAGGGCATCGCCGACCAGGTGCGCGCGCCCGTCGTTGTCGTGCGTGTCGCGCCCGGCGCTGACGCGAACGCCACCAACCTGGCGGTGATTGGCACCGACACGCTCGCCGGCCGCACCGGCATGCAGGCATTGCTCGGCGCCGATGCGATCGTCCGCGTGCGACCGCGCATCATCGGCGCCCCCGGACTCGACACCCAGCCCGTCACGACCCAGCTCGCCGCCGTCGCGAAGAAGCTGCGCGGCATGGCCTATACACAGGCGATCGGTGCCGACCTCGCCGCGCTCGCTGCGTACCGCGCCAACTTCACGGCCCGCGAGCTGATGCTGATCTACCCGGACGTGACCGTCGCCGACGGCGTGCTCGGTGCCACCAAGCCGGCCTTCGCCGTCGCCCACGCGCTCGGCCTGCGCGCGCTGATCGACCAGACGCAGGGCTGGCACAAGACGCTGTCCAACGTACCGCTGCAGGGCGTCAGCGGCCTGACCAAGCCGGTGCAGTTCGACATTCAGGACCAGGACTGCGACGCCAACGTCCTGAACAACGCCGACATCACCACGCTGGTGCGGATCAACGGCAAGCTGCGCTTCTGGGGCAACCACACCTGCGCCGAAGACGACGACTTCACCTTCGAGAGCGCGACGCGCACTGCGCAGGTGCTCGCCGACACCGTTGCCGAAGGCATGACCTGGGCGATCGACAAGCCGCTGACCCCCGGCCTCGCGCGCGACATCGTGGAGCGGATCAATGGCAAGCTGCGCGACCTGAAGAGCGCCGGCCAGATCCTTGGCGGCGAGAGCTGGTACGACACCGCGCGCAATCCGACCGACCAGCTCAAGCTCGGCCGCATGACGATCAGTTACCGCTACACGCCGGTGCCCCCGCTCGAGCAGCTCGGCCTGCAGCAGGAGATCACCGACGAGTATCTCGCCGACTTCGCGTCGCAGGTCGCGAACGCCTGACCGCCGCCCTTCCCTGACCTTTCTACCGGAGACCGACCATGGCGTTCGCGCGCAAGCTCAAGCAGATGATGATGTTCAACGACGGCAACGCCTTCATCGGTGAAACCGTCTCGATCACGCCCCCGAAGCTCACCCGAAAGTTCGAGGAATATCGCGCGGGCGGCATGAACCGCCCGGTGTCGATCGACATGGGCGGCGAGAAGCTCGAGATGGAGGCCACCTACGGTGGCTTCATGCGCGACATCATGGTGCAGCAGGGCATGCTCGGCCTGGGCGACGTCCAGCAGCGCTTCGTCGGCTCGTTTCAGGACGACTCCACCAGCCTCGTTTCCTCGGTCGAGATCGTCACGCGCGGGCGTCACGAAGAGATCGACATGGGCGAATGGAAGCCCGGCGAGGATAGCGAGTTCAAGGTCAAGAGCCAGCTCAGCTATTACAAGCTGACGCTCGACGGCACCGTCCTGATCGAGATCGACATCATCAACATGGTCGAGTTCGTCAACGGCATCGACCTGATGGCGCCGCACCGCGCGGTTCTCGGTCTCTGACCCGATCGGCGCGCACGCCGTGCCGATCCCCTTCTCTCCCGCTAGGATACCGACATGAGCGAAGACGCTCCCACGCCCGCCACCGACGCCGTCGCGCCGAACACCGCCATCGTCACCCTCGACTTCGACGTCACCCAGAACGGCGTGGTGGTGATCGCCGCGGGCACGAAGATCGCCGTGAAGAAGCCGATGGGCGCCGCGCTCCGCGGCACCAACCTGGGCGGGCTGATCCGCATGGACTATGACCAGGTCGCGATCGTCATGCCGCGCATCACCACGCCCAACCTGCTGCCGGCGACGATGGAGATCGACCCCGCCGACGTGTCGCAGGTCGCCGGGGAGCTGGTCGATTTTTTGTTGCCGAAGCGGGCGAAGGAACAGCTCTTCCCCGCCACGTAGAGGACGCGATGGGCGACATCGCCTTCGTCTTCCACTGGAGCCCCGCGGTGATGGACGACATGTCCGTCGCCGATCTGATGATGTGGCGTGACCAGGCCGCGCGCCGCCACAACCCGCCGAAGGAATAGCATGGACCGGAACTTGCGCATCCGCATGCTGCTCGAAGCGGGCGACCGTGTCACCCGCCCGCTGCGCGACATCACCGGCGCGAGCGGAAAGGCGGCGCAGGCGCTCAAGACCACGCGCGACCGGCTGAAGGAGATCAGTCGCGCGCAGGCCGATGTCGCCGGCTTCCGCCAGCTCAAGGCCGGGCTTCGTTCGACCGAGCAGGAGCTGGCGCAGGCGCGCACCAAGGTCGGCGCCCTCGCTCGCGCGCTGGGTGAGACGAGCGCGCCGACCAAGGCGATGACGCGCGAGTTCGCCCGCGCGCGTGCCGAGGCGCAGCGCCTCGATCAGCAGCACAGCCGCGAAACGCAACAGCTACAACAGCTCCGCGACCGGCTGCGCGCAGCCGGCATCGCCACGAATGATCTCGCCCGTCACGAGCGCGAGCTGCGCCGCGACGCCGAAGGTGCCAACCGGGAGATCGCCGAACAGGAGCGCCGGCTGCGCCAGGCGACCGACCGCGCGCGCCGGTTCGGGCAGGCACGCGAGAACTTCGGCCGCGTGCAGGGCATGGCGGGCGGCATGGCGGCGAGCGGAGCCGCGGCGATCGGCACCGGCGTGGCGGTCGCGGCACCGATCGTCAGCGCGGTGCAGGCAGCCGAGCAGTTCGAGTCCAAGATGACCGACATCGGTCAGAAAGCCGACCTAACGCGCAAGGCGAGCGCCGCGCTCGGTGTGAACCTGCTGAATGCATCCCAGGCGGCGAACCAGATGCCCGAGGATCTGCAGGCCGGTGTCGACGCGCTCGCCGGTCTCGGCGCCAAGGTGCCCGACGCGGTCAAGATGATGACGCCGATCGGCCGCGCCGCGACCGCGTACAAGGCCGAGATCGCCGACCTGTCCGCTGCCGCCTTCGCCGCCACCGACAACCTCAAGGTGCCGATCGATCAGACCGGCCGAATCATCGACATCATGGCGACCGCCGGCAAGGCTGGTGCGTTCGAGATCAAGGACATGGCGCAGTACTTCCCCGCGCTCACTGCCGCCTATCAGGGGCTCGGGCAGACCGGCCCGGCATCGGTCGCCGATCTCGCCGCGGGGTTGCAGATCGCGCGCAAGGGCGCAGGCGATGCCGCGACCGCCGGCACCAACCTCGCCAACATTTTGCAGAAGATCGCCTCGCCCGCCACGAACAAGGCGTTCGAGAAGATGGGCGTGGATCTGCCCGCTGCGCTGAAAAAAGCCTATGCCGAGGGCAAGACGCCGCTCGAGGCGATTGCCGAGCTGACCAACAAGACGCTCAAGGGCGACCTGTCGAAGCTCGGCTATTTGTTTGAGGACGCGCAGGTGCAGCAAGGGCTGCGCCCGATCATCCAGAACATGGCGCTGTACCGCCAGATCCGTGCCGAGGCGATGAATGGCGCCGGGTCGACCGATCGCGACTTCGCCGAACGCATGAACGATTCCGCCGAGCGCACCAAGGCGCTCGAGATCCGTGCGATGGCGTTGAAGGTCGCGCTGGGCAGCCAGCTCATGCCGACGATCGACGCCGGCAAGGCGAAGGTGATGGCATTCGCCGAATGGATCAGCGGCGCGGCGCAGCGTCACCCACTGCTGACCAAGGCAGTGATGGTCGGTGCCGCGACGCTCGCCGCGCTATTCCTGGTGCTTGGTGGCGGCGCGATCGTGATCGCCGGCCTGGTCGCGCCGTTCGCCGCGCTGTCGTTCGCGGCCGGCGCGCTCGGCATCGCGGTCCTGCCCCTCGTCGGCATCACCGCCGGTGTGATCCTCGGCTTGATCGCGCTCACCGCCGCCAGTTACGCGCTCTATGCCAACTGGGGCACGATCTGGTCCGGTATGAAGGCGGCGTGGTTCGGCTTCTGGGGCGGGCTTCGGCAGGGCTTTGCTGCGGCCGGCAGCTTCATCACGGCGTGGGCGCCGTGGCTCGGCAGTCAGCTCATGAACGGGCTTCTGTCGATGCTCAACCCGATGACGCTCGTGCGCCGGGTAAAGGCGCTCGCCTTCAGCGCGGTCGATGCCTTCAAGAGCGCGCTCGGCATCCACTCGCCCTCGCGCGTTTTCGCCGGGCTGGGCGGCTTCATGATGTCGGGCCTTGCGGGCGGTATCCAGGCGGGCGCGGCCGAGCCGATGCGCCACCTCGACACTCTCACCCGCGACATGGAACGGCAGATGGTGGTCGGCAGTGCCCTGCCCGGCTTCAGCGGGATCGCTGCGCCTGGCGCGCCTGGCGCTGGCCCCCGCGCAGGTACGGGCGGCGCTTCGCGACCGGCCGGCACGACGATCGGCACGGTCACCATCACGATCGTGCAGCAGCCGAGCGAGAACGGCACCGATTTGGCGCAGCGCGTCCACGCCGAGCTGGTCGGCGCCGGACGCTCGAGCAGCTACGCCGACCGCCCAGATTACGGAGACGCATGATGTTGATGGCGCTCGGACTCTTCGTCTTCTCGATTCCGACGCTCGCGCACGACGAGCTATCGCGCAAGGCGTCCTACCGGCACGTCTCGACGCCGCGCATGGGCGCGCGCGATGCGACCCAATTTACCGGCGTTGGCGATGAGACGGTGTCGATCAGCGGCAGCGCCTTCACCGAGATGAGCGATGCCGAGGCGTCGATCGCGCAGCTCCGCGCGATGGCCGAACCCGGCGCCGCCTGGTCGCTAGTCGACGGCACCGGCACCGTCTGGGGTTCGTTCGTCATCCTGACGGTGGACGAGAAGCGTCGCGCGCTATGGCCAAACGGCAAGCCGCGGCAGATCGACTTCGCGCTCGAGCTGCTGCGCGTCGATGACGGCACAGGCATCGGGCGCGCAGCATGATCTCCAACATTGCCGACTATCGCGTCACGCTCGACAGCGAAGACCTCACCCCCAAGCTGAAGGGGCAGCCGGGCGCTGCCGCTCCCGCACATCGCCGCTCGCGCCTGATCTCGCTCTCGATCGCGCAACGTCGCGGCGAGGAACCCGACAAGCTCACCCTGGTGATTGATGACAGCGACGGGCAGATGGACTTGCCCGCGGCCGGCAAGCTGATCCACGTCCACCTCGGCTGGGCGCAGGGCAGCGATGTGAAGCCAGGGCTGGTCGACAAGGGCAACTTTAAAGTCGACACCGTCACGCACGGAGGGCCGATCGATCAGATCTCGATCGAGGCCAGCTCGGCCGACATGACCGGCGCCATGCGCGTGCGGCGCGAGGAAGGACATCACGACACCACGCTCGGCGCGATCGTGCGGAAGGTGGCGGCGCGGCATAGCCTGAAACCCGCCTGCGCGGCCTCGTTGGCGTCGATCGCGATCACCGCCCAGGCACAGAGCCGTGAGAGCGACCTCGCCTTCCTGCGCCGCCTGGGGCGCGAGCACGACGCCGTCGCCACCGTGAAGAAGGGACGGCTGATCCTGTCGCCGATCGGCGCCGGCGTCACGCCGGGCGGCAAGCCGCTGCCCTCGATTACCATCCGCCGGCGCGATGGCGATCGTCACACCTATCGCGTCGACAAGCAGGAAGAGGCAACCGGCGTCACCGCCACCTGGCACGACCGCAAGAGCGCCACGCGTAAGGAGGTCACCACCGGTAAGCCCGAGGGCGCGCGCAAGCTGCGCCGCGTCCACGCCGATGAGAAGGAAGCGCACGCAGCCGCGAAGGCCGAGCACAGCCGCGCCGCCCGCGCGCCGGTTTCGCTTGACCTTACCCTGTCGCTCGGCCGGGCTGATCTCTCACCCGAACAGCGTGTCACCACCACCGGCTTCAAGCCGCAGATCGACTCGACCAGGTGGCTGATCAGCGAGGTGACGGACACGATCAGCGACCGCGGTTATCTGACGCAGGTGAAGCTGGAAGCGGCAACAACTTAGCAATGTGCTGATCGACAGCTAGCTTGATTCTATTCAGTTACTCAGTGGGCCGTGGAAAACGCTTGCTGAATTCGCCATCGAGCACTCGCAACGCCGATGCCCGAATCACGTTTCCCAGATGCATCATGGACTCGACAATCACGCGAGGAGGTTGCGCCAAGATCACCTGCCCGTCGTTTGTTATTTGCGGACCCGCGTAAAGTATTCCTACAAGGAACAAGCGAGCTTCTAGATTGAACGAATTTTCACGACGATCTAGGTAACCCGCATTGTTGTACACGTACACCGGTGACCCTGATGACCCAGGAAAGCAGGCCATATCGACTAGAAACTCATCCTTTCCGCTGTACCTGTTTGACAAAGGCGACGCGGTAATGCCCCGCCGAGCAATGGGGATGTTATTCACCTGGTCCGATATCCCATTCGGACAACCAAACATTGTGACTTCTTCGATGGCATCAAAGTCTTGCCATTGGTCTTCCGTTGGGATCATCGACCAATCAGGCGCCTGCCAGAAGATCGGCGTACCCGCATCCTGCGCCTGATTCAGGATGTCTCCTATCGGAACTGCGCAGAGGTCTACCGAAGCGTCAGGGTGATCAACGCATGTACCCAGTGAAATATGGATAGAGCAGTTAACAAATTTTCCAGATGGCTTGTCTCCATCCGCGAAATGACAAACTACGTGTAGCTGATCAGCCCCTCTAACAACATGCTTATTGGTAACGATCGCCGGCACCCCAGTCTCCTGTTCATGCAGGAACGACATGAAAAAGCCTGTTCCGGTACTGATCGCTACGCCGGACCTATAGGCTGTCACCTTCAAAGTAGAGTAAAACAGGCGATCAGCGAGTGTAAGATTACGCATCCTGTTTAGGTATCCTCGGAGGTCTCGACATGATGCACCATACATTATCAGACGTCTACGTCAGCGCTGGTCATCCTCAGTCATCGGCGCGTCGGGCGCGTCGCCGATGTCAGGGTAGCGGAAGGGCGGTGGTGGCGGTGCGTTCGTCAGGATTTCCAGCCGGCCTAGATCCTTCATCAACACCTCTGCGATCTGCAGCCTAGTGCGCAGCCGATGCGCTGGTTCGTGATGCTGCAATGCTTTGATCTGGCTCACTGGCACGCGCCGCAGTCCCGCCTGCAAGATGTTGCGCAGCTCGTCGTGATTAACCTGCCGCATCGGTCACCTTCTCCGTTTTGATCGCAACCGGCACCGCAAGAAAATGCTGTTTCTGCGACTCGTCCCAGCTCGCAAGCTCCAGCGCGATCGCGTCCTCGACGGCATGCGCCACGCTGTTGCGCCACGGCGCGCGCTGCTCTCCAAACACGGTGATGCAATGTCGAAAGCGCACTCCTGGCGATGGCAGCGGCCGACTATCCTCCAGATCCTCGACACGCACCCGGTGCCACAATGCAACGCCCACGATCGACTCCTCACGCTCGACTCACCTAAGGAAGAACATATATGTTCCTCCTTTGTTCTCATAGGGCGGTGTCGGTGAAGGAATTTACAATCGCAATCGTTGGGATCGACTATCCCAATGAGGACCGTGCCAAAACGAACCGGCGATCGGAGCTGCTGCTGCTGCCGATCGGCGCCGTACTCGCCCTAGTGCCCGAGCCTAAGAACCCTCACGACCGCTGGGCAGTCGCAGCTTTCAGCCCGAGCGGCATCCAGGTCGGCTATGTCACGGCCGAGCGCGCGCAGTGGATCGGCGGGAAGATTCGTGAGGACGTCGAGGTCAACGTGATTTATCAGGGCGTCTTCGGCAGCGCTGGTTACGCGCGAGTACGCGTCGGCGGTGGAATGCCGACCCTGCCACCTGTCGCGTTCGCACCAGGGTTCGGAGACGAGCGCGATCCTGCCGATGGAGACGGCTTCTGGCCTGATGAGGACGGACCAGAGTGGGGCGCCTAGTGCAAAGTTTTCGGGTCGACGCCGACTAGTCCAGAAGCCTCGATCAGAGACCCTACACACAAGAGCACGCCAGCTTGGCCTTGCTTCATGTTTTCTTCCATTTCAGTCATGACTGACGGCCGGGTATCACCGTCGGCGATCGCCATTGCTTTTTCAAAGCCCAGCTGCCTCGCCACGTAGGCGTTGCCGCAAACTTTCAGAGCTTCTTCAGTCTTCTCCGCAGCAGCGCCACTTAGCTGAGACGGCGCCGACTTCTTACCGATGGTTGTCGCCGCCTCCTGGCATGCATCAGCACCGACCTTTGCGGCTTTGTAAGTAGCGAGCGGTGCCCCAGTATTAGCTGCTTGCCCTAGCCTATCGAACGCCTTGTCACACGGCTTTACCGCCGCGAGCACGTCTTGGTAGAGATAAACAAAGGATTGCTTGGTAGTATCACTGACCGGTGCGCTCGCAACTGCGCCAATCGAGTTTGTGGACGCGTCAGTCGTGTTGCTCTTGGCGCCCCTGTCAACAGCAGCGACAATCACGGCGAGAACCACAAGCAAACCGCCGCATCCAAGACATCCGAAGAAGCCCTGCCGCGTTCTTTTCTGCCGTTCAGTTTTGATGACTTCGAAGTCTTCAGCGGTAAACTCATATCCGCAATGTTTGCAGACCTGCGCGTTGACCTTAACGGCCTCTGCGCAACGAGGGCATACCTTCTCACCCGACTTCATATTTCCCCCATGTGCAGCCCCCGCTGCTACGTATTACGCCCAATGAAGACGACCCGACCAACAAGATGCACCTCCTCGTTGTTGACGATCTCGTCGCGGACTTCTCTGTTGTCCGATTGGATAACCACGTCGCGACCGCGCAAGCGCAGCCGCTTGATCATGCCGATCCCGCCGACTGTCAGCGCCCAGATCGCGTCCTGCTCGTCTAGTTTCTTCCGTGATCGATCGATGATCACCATGTCCTGATCGCGGATTGTTGGCTCCATCGAGTCACCCTTGCCGCGCGCGATCGTCAGAAACGACGACGGCGACTGCGTTATCGCTTCGACCAGGTGACGCGGAAGCAGGCGGATCTGCTCCTCGATGTAGTCGGCAACGAACGTGCCGCCCATCCCATAGTCCTGATCGACCTCAGCAACAGGCACCAGGTCGAGCAATGCTGCCATCTGCTCGCGTGTGGGAGCAGGCGGTGCGCCCGCTGCGGGATCGTCGGTCTCGCCCGCCAGATAGTCGACGGTGGTGTCGAGGACGCGCGCGATCTTGTGGAGGTAGGACGACGATCTCGCGTCACCCCGCACGAGGTTGTTGATCGTCGTTTGAGCGAGCGAAACTCTTCGGGCGAGTTCAGCTTGGCTCATGCCAACGGCATTCAGCCGTTCAAGGATGCGCTCACCAACCGTCATTGTGCCGTTCTACCGATACAGCGGTAGAACCGTACTCCATTGTTATGGTTGACACAGCTACCGCATAGGCGGTAGCTGCACATCATGGCTGTAGAACACGACTCAGATAGCGCTTTGGCTGATGCGGTACGCCGCGCAGGTAGCCAGTCCGCGTTCGCCCGCCTGATCAATCGCAAGCAGTCGACGGTGTTTAGCTGGCTCTCACGCAACCATCCTCTCCCTGCAGAACTTGTCCTGACCGTGGAGCATGCGACTGGCGTGTCTCGCCATGACCTTCGCCCCGACATCTATCCCGAGCAACATGCTACGGTCATAGCGGTAGGCAATTCGCGGATCGCGTCCGGTAGTCGCTCGATTTCGCACTCGGGTGACGCATGACAATCGAGCGCGACCCTGACACCTTCTACGCAGCGGTGAAGACGATCACCGACCTGATCGGCTGCGACGGCGCGGGCCTTGCGGTCGGCAAGTCGGCCAGCCTGGTCGAGAAATGGTCGCGGCCGGATACCAACCGGTCGCCCAACGTGCACCAGGCTCTCGCGCTCGATGCTGCGTACATGATGGCGGGCGGCACCTGCGCTCCGATGCACGACATGCACGATCGGTTGCTGCGGCGCGAAGTCGGCGAAGGCGTCGCCTGCCGGCGCGAGCTCGCTGCATCGATCGCCGAAGCGAACAAGGAAGTCGGTGACGCGCTAGGCGCGGCTGTGGTGCTGACCCAGCCCGATGCCACGTTCCAACAGAAACAACTCGCGTGGCGCGAGACCGAGCAGGCGCTGGGCGCAATCGGCCGTCTCGGGCGCACGTTGAAGAAATTCCTGTCCACCGGGGGGCAGGTGCCGGGGGGAACCCAATCGTGAAGCGTCGACTGACTAGACTACCTACCTGCTCGTGCCCTGAGTGCGGCAGCAAGCTGACCACGCGCACCAGCGTGCCCAGCGCAACCCCAACCGCGCGCGACCTACTAATGGTGTGCGACAACGACGAGTGCGGCGCACGATTCGCCGCGCAGCTCGTGATCGTCCACCGGATCATCGCGACCGTGAAACCGAACCCGGCCGTGCATCTGCCCAGCCGGGAATGGCGACCGGCGAACGATGATGCGCGCGTGCCTGCCAACGACGACACGCTGCCTGCGGCCGAGCTGCCGCCCGCCGCGGACGGCACCGAACCCATGACCGGCTGATCCCGCCGCGGCCCCGGCCGCGCGCTCCCGCAC